TACACAATAACGAACAGCTTTGCTGTGAGAAATCTTTTGGTACTTTTGGATTTTTCCAAAAGGACATATATCTATTTTACACTAGATAGGCTATACTTTGGACAAGTCCCAAAGTATCAAAGGACAATCTCACAGCAAAGCTGTTCGTTTATTTTTACATTAAGAGGTATTGTTATTATGTAACATAATTGTAACATTAAAAATGGATAAATATCCTCTAGCTATGGTTAATATATAGTGAGGGGGTATTAATATGCCGTTAATGAAACGCGACCCTAGAACAGGAAAGTGGTATGATGTTGATACAATTGACGACCGCTTAGATAAAAAAGATAGCGATACGCTAAGATACAACAGAACAAAGCAAAAGAAATACCGAGAAGAGAAAAAGGATTCCGAGGGCTACAAACAATTACACTCACGTAAATGGCGAAAGTTCAGACGTGAGATTATCCAAATGGATAGAGGTTTTTGTCAACGGTGTTTGAATAAACAAGGTATTTATAAACACAATGATTTAGAAGTTCACCACATCAAACCACGTGATGAATATCCTGAACTTGTGTTTGACGAGGACAACGTAATCACATTGTGCAAGTCATGCAACTTAGAACTTGGCATGAATGGATTAGACTTTGATTGGTCTCCATTAAGCCGTAAGAGAAACGAAGAAGTATACTTTGATTGGAAGGAGTAATGATGGGAAGAAACAGAATGCCTGCGACATTAAAGCAAGGTAAATCAGAATCAAAAGAATATCTTGAAGCACGACAACTGATTGAAAACGAGCTTAAAGGAGCAGAGGATTTAATTTTTGAATTTATCCCTGATACTCTTGATGAACTTGGTGTCGTATATTATCAATTTATTATTAAAGAATTAAAAGAGACTGGCATACTTGCCAACCTAGATATTCCATTGTTGACACAAATGGCTAATGCCTTAGCTCAAATGGATTTATTACAAAAAGATATTGACGAGCATGGTCGCTTGATGCAGAAAGTAGATAGAGCTGGGAATTCATTTCCGATAGCAAACCCTGCGGTGAATATGCAAATGCAATATCAGAAAATTTTTCAATCAATCTCATCACAGTTCGGTATGTCACCATCTGCCAGAGCGCAAATAGCAAACTTGAACACAGAGGTTGAAAAGGAACGAGATGATGAATTACTTGCTATTCTCGACCGTAGACGAAAGAGAGACGAAGACGAATAAAATGTACTTTTTATTCCCACAAAAATGGGGTTATTGCTTATCCCGCTGACGAGTAAAAAACATCTTTCTTAAAAGACCCATAACTTTTTAAGTTCGTATATTTACCTCACTCTTTCAGTGTCACAGACGTTGTGACGTACATAATAATTTGGGTTCATAGCATATCCCTGCATCGACTAAAAAGCGTGTTAGCCAACAGTACCTGATACGAACAACTCTAAACAAGGGAATCGTATTTGGAATATCGTGCGCGTTACAGTAGGTGGTCGCGAGCCGAAGAGAACGGCATCGACTGTTTGGCGGTACATAGATTTATTTTGTTTGTTTTGTAATGCGTAAAAACTAAAAAAACAAACCATCAGAATGACTGGATTATCATAAACTTTTGTAAGCGCCCAGAGGCGATACTTTCGATTATTGTTCTAATCCTTTTATCTCCTGTTCCTTTCACCCGCGCGGACTGGTTCAGACATAGGAATTTTCTGATGAACTACATAGACCCTGAAATTATGTCGTTAAACTAAAATTTTGACTCGTAAGCGAGTAGCCTTCGGGCTTACATAATAAGAGAGTGAGGTCTCATAATGGTGGATTGGAAAAATCCTCAGACATTATCACGTTTAGCTGATTTAGCTGACGAGGGTCTGAGTAGTAAAGAAATAGCTGTTGTTCTTCAAGAGGAATTGAAAGAATCAGTAAACGACAGAAGTGTTCGTAGAGTAGCAAATAAGAACGATATAATCCTTTCTAAGTCAAATAGAAATGGTTATAACCCAGATAGACGTGTTGAAACAGAAAAGCGCGCAGACGGCTCATTAATGGCATCTAAGGTCATCCCTATGACGGATGAAGAGGCTATGGATGAAGAATTTGTCCTAAAAGCACATGGATTTGATGCTACAAAGTGGCAAGTTGTCAATTTAAAGAACGGATATTGGGAACAAGGTTCACGAGAAGAGGGTAAAAAGAGGCTTTATAGCTCCAAAATTACCGTAAAACCTATCGAAAAAGTCATCACAGAACAAGATATTATCGACAAAATCAATGGAAAAATTGACCCGATTATCTTAAAAAACAAGAAAATTGGCGACAAAACGTTGATTATTCCGCTGTTTGATGTGCATTTCGGTATTGAAACGTTTGAACACATTGAGGATAAGCTGGAACAAATTCTTCAAAGAATCCGAAATGGATACAAGGATATTACTATCGTTATCGGTGGTGATTTCTTCCATTCAGACTTCATGAGCAAGACGCAAACAGCAAACAACACTCAGTTAGACCACGTTGAAAATGAAAAAGCGCTAGAAGATGGTGCAAAATTCCTTAGTTATTTGATTGAGGAATCAATCGTAAATGCGGAACATGTTTCTGTTAAGGGTATTGGTGGAAACCACGACCGAGACAAGCAATTTATGTTCCTTTGGGGTATTCAAAACAAGTACCCACAAGCGACAATAGACATTACAATGGAAAGCCGTACAGCATTCTCAGTCAACAAGATTGGAATCATGGTTGCCCATGGTGATTTGGCAGTTAAACGACTACCAATGTTGTTTGCAACAGAGTTCCCGGAGATTTGGAGTAACTCGACATATAGGACTGTTATGACAGGTCATTATCACACTGAGAAAGTTACAGATATTGATGGTGTTGTTATGCGACAGTTCGGTACGTCTAAGAAATCCGACCCTTATGAAAAGGTGAATGGATACACAATGGCTCGTAAGCATATTCAGGTGCTTGAGTTTAATAATAACAGATTATTAGCTACATACGAAGTAGAATAAGGAGGAAATCGTTTTGACAGCTAAAGAAGAATTTAAGAATCACCCAGCGTATCAGTACGCACTTGGCGTAGTCAATGAGGATTTTCCAACAAACGTCTACATTAAAAAAGTAGCAAAAGATTTTATTGGTGAACTTAATAATCCTGATAGTAAATATTTCTTTGATTATGATTTAGTTGAAGATATTGATTTACTATTAGGATTGATTATTGTTCCATCAGGTGTTGCCGCAGGTAAAAAGGTTAATGAAATGTTAGCTGGATTCCAGTGGTTCTTTATCCTGAACGCGTTAGCATGGAAAATGGCTGATGACCACGAGAAACGTAGATATGAAAAGTCGATATTACTTATTGCTCGTAAATCTGGAAAGACATTTATTACAGCGATAATCTTTATCTTGCTTTTGTTGCTGGAACCACAGTATTCTAACTTTTTCTCAGTTGCTCCAACACTTGATTTGTCGAGATTGATTTTCGATGAGTGTACTAAAATTTTAGCTAACTCACCAATCTTAGCAAAGCGCTTCCGAGTAACGAAGACATACATTGAAAGCAAGTTGAATGGTAGTAAGTTTACACCATTGGCGACTGGAAAGCAAACAATGGATGGACGTTTGGCAAATGTGTTCCTAGTCGATGAGGCTGGCGCATTGCGTGATAACTATCCCATACAGGCGATGGAATCATCACAAATGAACATTAAAAACAGAACTGGTATTTTGATTAGTACCGCGTACCCAACGTTGTCTAACCCTATGACTGAACAAGTCGGATTTGTGGAAGACATATTAGAGGGTAAGAAAGAGAACGATAAGGTCTTTGGTCTTATTTACAAGCCTGACTTTCCTAACGATTGGAAAGAAAGCGATGATGAATTATTGAAAGCTAATCCATTAGCAGTTGGTAATCCATCATTGTTCAACTATTTAATTGAAAAGCGCTCAAACGCGATTGACATGGATAGTGAACGAGGTAACTTCTTAACTAAGCACATGAACATCTTTATTAATGGTGGAATTGTTGATACTTATGTTACAGAAGAAGAGATGGAAGGCATTCAAGTTCCAGAGGGAACGATTGATTGGACTGGAAAAGATGTCATGCTTGGTCTTGATTTGTCTCACTCAGACGATAACACAGCTGTTTCTATGGTTCATTACGATAGAGATTCAGAGCTGTTGTTAGTTAAGACGTGGATTTTTTATCCTCAGTTAAAAGAAGCTGATAAGTTTAAAACAGAGGGTCTTAATTATGAAGAGGCATCGGAACTAGGTATTGCAATTCCATCTGGCGGTATGAACATTGATTACAACCAAATAGAGGAATTCATTCTCTCGATTGAGGATGCCTATGACGTAAACATTTTAGCTATTGGTTACGATAAGTATTCTGCACCAGCGATGGTTGTTAGGCTTGCTAAGGATTACAATATGGCGGTCATCAATCAAGGTGCAACAGGAACCTATCTAGCAGCCAAGTTTATAAGAGAAAAGATTTTAGATAAAGACTTACATTACGAAGATGATTTCATGCTCACAGCTAACTTCTTGAACGCTAAGAAGAAGACTGGTGAACAAATGGATTATCGACTAAGTAAAAAAGATTCAACAGGAAAGATTGATGCTGTAGCGGCAACAGTCGATGCTACAGCATTATGGCTTGATGAAATGACAGCAGATGCTGGTGGTGAACCAGACGTGTTCATGATTTAAAATAGGAAAGGAGTATTCTAAATACATGGGACTTTTTGATAAAAGCAATCCTCTATTTGGTGGATTAAGCCGTCCAAAGGATAAGACCAAAAACGCCCAAGTGGCGAATCAACAAGTTGGTTCAGCAACAGGAGTCGCGATGGTACAAGGATATGTATCAGGTCGTAAGGCTCTAACTGAAAAAGAGATTCTATCAATCCCTGCGGCAAGTGCATCTATTGATATTATCTCTAATGCCGTGTCTAACTTACCACTTAAGTTGGTAAGAAATGTTGACACAAAAGAAGGTAAGGAATATATCGAAGATTACAGAACCGATATGTTAAATGAACATCCTAACCATACATTAAATGGCGCTAATTTTAAGAAACGAATGATTAAAGATTTGCTGTTGTTCGGGTCATCAAAAAATTACGTAAAGTACAACAATGATGGAACGATTGCCGGAATCTATCCACTAGATATGGAAAAGATTACGACAACCGTATACAGTGATAACGGATATGAATTCTACGGAATTGATACTCTTATGACCGAAGAAGGAACGACAGATTTTTACGATGAACTATTGTTTACTGTATTGAAAGATACTAACGATGGAATTATCGGACGTGGAGTTATTGAAGGTAATGAAGATACGTTTATTTTAGCTATGAAACAAGCTGAGTACGAGGGAAACCTTGTAGGTAATGGCGCAATGCCAACAGGAATGTTGACTTACGACAAGCAAAGTATTAAAGATTCAATCTTACAACGCCTTTCAGAAAACTTCAATAAGCTATATTCAGGGTCTAAGAACGTTGGTAAAACAATCGTTGTTGGTGGAGACATGAAGTATCAAGCTCTATCTCTTAACCCTGATAACTTGCAGTTGACATCAAGTAAAAAGAGTGTTATATCAGATATTGCTAGAATATTCAATATACCTGAGTCAATGATTAATGCTGATGCAAACAAATATGACTCAACAGAACAAAACAACTTGTGGTTCTTGACTTACACGTTGTCGCCAATCCTGAACTCGATTGAAATTTCTCTAAACAGTAATTTTTTGACACTTGATGAACGGAAAAGCGGATTTGAATTCAAGTTTGATACATCAAGTGTTAGCCGTATCACGCCTACTGAATTACAGAAGAATGTCCTTGACTTATTTGATAAGGGTGTTATTTCAAACGTAACAGCAATGCGCGAAAATGGACAAATAGTCCCACCTGATTTGATAGAGTATTTCAAGCTATCAACAGGAACGGTCATGTTAAGACCTGATAATGGTAATATCATTAACCCTAACATGGGTCAAATAATGAATTATGAAACAGGCTCGATTCTTGGACAAGGTTATGATGGTGGTGGTGAAACATTAGATGCACCACAAAACAATGCCGATAAAGGAGAATCTAATGACAAAACAGAAGACGAAAATGGAGATTAGGTCATTACCAATTTCGTTGAATTCAGTTTCAAATGATGGAAAGTTGAATGTTTCAGGTCTTGTGAACGGTGCTGGTAGTATTTCAGAAATACTACAAAACCCAATCAACGGAAAACAGTTCCGAGAGACAATTGCAAAAGGTGTTTTCGCTAGAGCAATTAGTAACTCAGACAGAATCGACTTTCTCTCAATGCACGACAAGGATTTAATCTTATCAACAACCGATAACGATTCCTTGGAATTGCGTGAGACTGACAACGGACTTGAAATGAATGCCTCAATTACAGGAACATCGTGGGGTAAGGATACCTTTCAACTCATTAAAGACGGTATTATCAAAGGCATGTCCTTCGGTATGCGTGTTCTCAACGACACTTGGAGTATTGCATCAGACAATATCCCAATGAGAACCATCAACGACATTGAGTTGTTTGAGGTTAGTGCAGTAAGAAATCCTGCTTACACAAGTTCTGAAATTGAGGCGAGAGATGTTGATGTCATTATTGACGTTGAGATTCCTAATAACATCGAGGAAAGGAGAGATATTTTGGAAGAAACAAAAGAACCAGAAGTTCGCGAAGAAGAAGTTATTGAAGACCGTGACGATGAAGTTGCGGTTGACCAAGACCCAGAAGTTCGTGAAGATGATGATGAGGAAGAACGAAGTGAAGAAGAGCATGAAGATGTAACAGATGAATCTGTTACTGAAACACTCCACACTGACGAACCAATTGTCACTGATACCGAAGAAAAGCAAGATGACGAGGTTGATGTTATTACAGCATCAGAAGTACGCAATATTGAAAATTCATTGAAAAGTGAAATTACAGAATTACGTGCAATCGTAGATTCATTAAAAACAACAATTAATTATAAAGAAGAAGTGCGTAGCGTACGTATCTCAGAGAATCGTTTGTTCTTTGAGGCACGTTAATACGTATTTTTTATTTTTAGAAAAGGATATTTATCAATATGAAATCATTAAAGGAACTCGAAGATAAGCGTGCAAGTTTAGTAGAACAAGGAAAAGCCTTGTTAGCTGATGAAACACGTGATTTGGATGCCGATGAAGATGCCAAGGTTGCTGCTTTAGCTGATGAAGTACGTAGCATTGAGGCTGAAATTGAAGCCGAAAAGTCAAAGCGCACAGCCGATGCAATCGTTGAAACACGTGAAGCAACAGCACTACAAAAGAAAACAGGAGAAGCAGGAATGCCAACTAAAGAAGCAGAATATCGTGCATTAAACATGGCGATTAAAGGACAAACAGATTCACAAGAATTCCGTGATTTGGAAATCACATTAGGAAACAACACAGCAGGTACAGCAGGTAACGGTGGTGTTACAGTACCATTGACTGTTCAAGCAGATGTTATTCAAAAGGCATCAGATGCTGCCCCAGTCATCGGATTGGCTCGTAAGGTTGCATCAAACAACGGTTTCTACCGTTTCCCTCGTAAGACGACTAACGGCAAGGCTGGCTTTGCTAAAGAATTGGATAAGCTTTCAGAGACTTCTCCAACTCTTGAATACGTTGACTTAGGTCAAAAGCGTGTCGGTGCTTACACACAGGTATCAGATATGATTTTGAACGATTCTGCCATTGATGTTATTGGCGAATCAATGAATGACTTGACTTCTGACTTGGGACGTTCATTGGAAGCATCAATCTTGCTTGGTAAGGGTGGTTTGGAATTCAACGGTGTCGCAGGCAATGTTGACAAGAAAAACGTATTCCAATTAGTAGACCCATTGAACCCAACTGTCGAAGAAATGCTTGACATTATCTTGACATTGAAGTCATTCTACTACGCAGGTGCAGTGTTCGTTGTATCACCAGCCGTTAAGGCAGCTATCACAAAGTTGAAAGATGGTGACGGACAATACTTGTACTTCCGTGGAGACACAACTACACAATGGCAATCAACTTTCGGTGGCTACCCAGTTTACGTTTCAGACCAACTGGAAGGCGCTGACAACCAATTATTCTTCGGTAACTTTACTAAGGGTTACGGAATGGTAATCAAGAACGGTATCAACATGAATATTGTTGGTAACGACACTCAATCTGTATTGAGCGGCATCAAGACATTGGCTATCTCTGCTTACATGGATGGTGCGGTTATCGACCCATTTGCTTTCGTTACAACAGCAAAAAAAGCGTAACCCCAGCGGCTGAAAATACAGCAGCACCAGTAGCGCCAGAACCAATCGCGCCACCTACAACTGACAAGGGTACTGCCACAGACGGTAAGTAATCCTAGCTCGTTGGGTCAAGAACGACATATATGTGTCCGAGTGGGGTGAGAAGCCCATTAAATTAAAAGGAAAAAGGTATTTAATTCATGGCAACTCAGGGTATTGAATCCGTTAAGATTGCTTTAATCGACAAGAAAACTAATGAAGTTTTGACTGGATTGAAAGGAATCTTCAACGATGCCTCAGACACAAAGGGATTATTCACAATTGACGAAACTACTTCTTATGGTGTTGTTTCTCTTAACTTGACAGGGCTTGCAGGGTCATTCACTGACATCTATGGTTCTAACAAGATTGTTCATATCGCCCAAGGTAAGGCATCTCCACAAGCTGTACTAACAGTAAACGCACTTCCTAACGCTATTCTCGCTCGTATTTTGGGTCGTGATGCAGATGGTAAGGGTGGATTTGCTTTAGGGAAAAAGACAGATTCATACTTAGCTATCTTAGCTGAGTCACGTGAATCTTTCGATGACATCCCAGTTTATACTTCACTATATAAAGTTATCGCTCAGCAAACTGCATCTAACATGCAGACAAACAACGCAGCAGAAAACCGTGCGCAAGATGCTATTACGTTCACGGCTTTGGAACGTGGTGATGATGGTTTCGGTAAGTTCTACTACGCTGGTGAAAATGACTTCGATAGCAAAGCTATGGAAGAAGACGTTTTCAAAACAGCAGCGCCAGCGCCAGCTGGATAACAATTAAATAAAGAAAAGGTTTATTCCTTTTCGTACATATAAGTTTTATTATAACATTGAGAAAGGAGCAACGCAATGTATTATTTCTTTTTAGTTTTAAACTCATTACAGCCGATTTGGTTTGATATAGTTTACACGTTTGAGAAGATAGTTCAGTTTGTTAAAGGTAAGAAACATGACCCAAACAGTTGACTTGAGAGAGTATACTCGTATTGATACATATACTAAGATTGAAGAATCAAATATCAACATGAGACGAGTTTGGGCTATTGAGAAAGACATGGCGAACCTCTCTATCAGACAGTTACTT